GTCCTGGGCAGCCGCGGCGGACGCAAGAACCAGGCAAGCGAGCGGGAAGGCGAAGCGCATGAGGTGGGCAGTTCGAGGAGGTTCGGTTGGAGGAATCTTAGACTCCGCCTTGCTCCGGTGAGAGCGGAAGCTATATTTCTCTCTGCACGATCCCCAGTAGCTCAGCGGTAGAGCAGCCGACTGTTAATCGGCTGGCCGTTGGTTCGAATCCAACCTGGGGAGCTTGCCACCCTTTCTACGGGTGGCCCGTCCAGAACGGTTGACGCGAACCGCCGAGAGCGACAGGCCTCGGCGGTTCGCGTTTCCCGCCATTTCTCGGGGCTTTCGCCTCCTTCCCACCCGTCGCTCTCTTCTCCGTTTCGGGCGAGACAGTTAGCGGTCCGAGCGTAACCCGCCGGGTTGCATTCGGGCCGCAAAAATCTCCCGCCAAAACTCTCAGAGTCTCTGGTTGACGACCCCCGCCCGGTTAACAGCTCCGTCTCTCTCGGCGGTACGGAATCTTCGCCCTCGCCTGCGTCAGTCCGGCCCGCGGCCGGGTAGGTAACGGGTAGAGGCTTCACCTTCCTGGTCCCGACCGCAGACCGTTCGCCGGCGATCGTCGCTGCGGGCTTCCCCGTTCCGGAGGTCCCATGCGGCCCGAACTCGACCCCTCCGTCCTCACGCCCCACGACCGTCTCCGCGAGGTGGCCCGCCTCCTCGCCGCGGGCGTGCTGCGCGTGCTCGACCGGCCCGCCCAGGCGGTCACGCTCACCGAGCAGCCCGCCCCGGAAAACCTCGATGAAGAGACGCGAGATTGCCTTGAGCTTCCCGGCGAAACCGTGCTCAGTGTCCGGGACGGTTGACGCCCGCCGAGAGACCCGAGACGGAGGACACCCATGATCCAAACCCTGGCCCGAGAGGTCGCCGCGCTGCAGCGGCTGACCGTCAAGCAACTGCGACAGAAGTACGCCGAGGTCTTCGGCGAGGAGACCAACGGCCACAACAAGACCTGGCTCGTCCGCCGCATCGCCTGGCGACTGCAGGCGTTGGCCGAGGGCGACCTGAGCGACCGCGCCCGCCGCCGCGCGGGCGAGTTGGCCTGCGACGCCGACCTGCGGATGAACCCGCCCGTGCCCACGCCGGTCGCGGCCGAGCCCGAGGAGGCCCCGCCGCCGCGGGTGCTGCCCTTCCAGGCCGACGACCGCCTGCCGCCGCCGGGCACGCTGCTCACCCGCGAGTACAAGGGGCGGACCTACCAGGTCCGGGTACTCTCCGACGGCTTCGACTACGACGGTCAGGTCTACCGCTCGCTCAGCGCCGTCGCCAAGGCGATCACCAGCAGCCATTGCAACGGCTACTTCTTCTTCCGGCTGGGCGTGAAGGGAGACGGCCAATGAGTAAGCACACCCCGCGGGCGATCGTGCCGGTCGTCCGCTGCGCCGTCTACACCCGCAAGAGCACCGAGGAGGGGCTGGAGCAGGAGTTCAACAGCCTCGACGCCCAGCGGGAATCGTGCGAGGCGTTCATCCGCAGCCAGTCGCACGAGGGCTGGACGCTGATGCCCGACCGCTACGACGACGGCGGCTTCACCGGCGGCAACATGGACCGGCCCGCGCTGCAGCGGCTGATGGCCGACATCGAGGCCGGGCGGGTGGACTGCGTGGTGATCTACAAGGTCGATCGGCTGTCTCGCAGCCTGCTCGACTTCGCCCGCATGATGGAGACGTTCGAGCGGTACAAGGTCTCCTTCGTCTCGATCACGCAGCAGTTCAACAGCGCGACCAGCATGGGCCGACTGGTGCTCAACGTGCTGCTGTCCTTCGCGCAGTTCGAACGCGAGATCATCTCGGAACGCACCCGCGACAAGATCGCCGCCACCCGCCGCAAGGGCAAGTGGGCCGGTGGCCACCCGATCTTGGGCTACGACGTGGACCCACGTGGCTACAAGCTGGTGGTCAACGAGCCGGAGGCCGAGCGGGTGCGGGCCGTCTTCCGGCTCTACCTCGAACACGAGTCGCTCCTGCCGGTGGTGCAGGAGTTGGAACGACGCGGCTGGGTGAACAAGCGGTGGCAGACCCGCAAGGGCCGCGAGCGGGGCGGCAAGCCGTTCGACCGCACGACTCTGTACCGGCTGCTGACGAACGTCGCCTACGCCGGCAAGATCCGCTACAAGCACGAGGTCCACGCCGGCGAGCACGCCGCGATCGTCGAGGCCGACATGTTCGCGAGCGTCCAGGCCCTGCTCCGCCGCAACGGTCGGACCGGCGGGGCCGCGGTGCGGAACCAGTTCGGGGCGCTCCTGAAGGGGGCTCATCCGCTGCGTCCCCTGCGGGGCGGCCATGACGCCGATCCACACCACCCGGCACAAGACCAAACGCTACCGCTACTACGTCTGTTCCAGTGCCCAGAAGAAGGGCTGGCACACTTGCCCGTCGAAGTCGATCCCCGCCGGGCAGATCGAAGCCCTGGTGGTCGGCCAGATCCGCGGCATCGGCCGCGACCCGACCGTGCTCCAGGAGACGATCCGGCAGGCCCGCGTCCGCGACGAGGAGCGGCTGGCTGAGTTGGACGCCGAGCGGCGCAACCTCGACCGCGAACAGGCCCGCTGGCACGCCGAGGTCGGCAAGCTGCCGCCGCTGCCACAGGACGACCCGACCCTGGCCCGGCTGGCCGACCTGCAGGAGCGCATCCGCCTGGCCGAGTCGCGGGCCGCCCGGGTGCGGGAGGAGGCGGCCGCCGTCCGCCGCCGGCGGATCGACGACGACGACGTCGCCCTGGCCCTGTCGGTCTTCGACCCGGTCTGGGAGTCGCTCACGCCGGCCGAGCAGGCGCGGGTGGTGCATCTGCTGGTCGAGCGGGTGGACTACGACGGGTCGAAGGGGAAGGTGACGATCACCTTCCAGCCGACGGGGATCAAGACGCTGGCCGAGGAACGGGCCGAGTCCGGCCCGAAGGAGAAGACGGCATGACCGAGACGTTCACGATGGAGTACGAGGTCCACTTCGACCGCCGCGGCCGGGGCAGCCGCAAGGTGCTGGAGACCGGGCCGGCCCCGTTCCGCCCGGCCAAGCCGGGCCGGGTGCCCCGCGTTGCCCGGCTGATGGCCCTGGCAATCCGCTTCGACGGACTGCTGCGCGAGGGGGCGGTCGAGAGCTACGCCGAACTGGCCCGGCTGGGCCACGTCACGCGGGCGCGGGTGACGCAGATCATGAACCTCTTGCACCTGGCCCCGGACATCCAGGAGGAGATCCTCTTTCTGCCGCGAACCCGGACCGGCCGCGACGCCCTCATTCTCGTGCAGCTGCAAGCGATCGCCCAGGTCCTCGACTGGCAGAAGCAGCGGCGGATGTGGCGAACTCTGGCCGCACAGTCCGCACAGGTGGCGCAAGCCGAAGAACCGGCCGCAAAATGATCCGGAAAGTCCGAAAGACCCTCATCGACCCCGAGAACGAAATTGCGACACCCCTTTGGGTTATGTTAGTATACTTACGTTCAGTTTCTACGGGTCCGACTCGGCCGGTTCTCCGGCAGGGGGAACGATTCAGGGGGGAATACCAAGCATGTCACGCGCGTTTTCGATTCAGACGGTCCTGCGGATGGTGCCGAACCATTTGCTCAAGGAGTTCTTCGCCCGGCTGGGCCACGGCGACTTGGGGGTGGGTTGGGACGAACTGGGCGAGCGCGAGGTCGATCCGATCATCCGGGCGGTCAACGACCTGCCGGCCGGGTCGTTCGACACGGTCGAGGCTTCGCTGCACAACGTCTTACCTGGCCTGCGAGTCGGGCATCAGCGCCATCCTCGAGGCCGGCGTCCTGGCCGGCGACGACGACCTGCCCGCCGCCCTGCCGCAGGACGCCGGGCCGTACCACAAGGCGATGTGGGCCTGGCTCAACCGCACCGACGTGGTCGGCCGGGCCCTGCTCATCCACCAGGTCGAACACCTGGCCTGGTGGCGCAAGCGGAACGACCTGCCGGCCGTCGCGCCGGACACCTCGCCCGAGACGACACGCGAGTTCGCCCGGGCACTGTCGAACCTGCTGCTGAGCGAACAGGGGCGGGGCAAGGTCTGCACGGTCGATACGCTGTGCCGGCGGGGCACCGACTACGTCTTCGCCCACCCCGACGACTTCGTCCAGAACGTCACCGCCCACGACGGCGAGGGCAAGCTGGCCGCACGCACCTTCCGCCAGACCTTCCCCATCGTCTTCGCCTACTGCCGCGGGGAGGGCACGCTGGAACTCTTCGCCTGGGTGCCGACCAAGCTCAAGCCGCGGCTCGAAGAACTGTTCGCGCAGGTCCTCCTGGGTGTCGAGCTGGAGGACTGGGCTCCCGACGCCGCTTACGACCTCAACCCGTTGAAGCACCGCAGCTTCTCCCTGGCCACGGACCCGCAGGGCTGTGTGCGGCCGCGCGTACGGCGGATGCGGCTGTCGTTCAAGAACAGCCACCGCCGCCTGACCCTGGAGGCCGACCCCGACTCGGGCGTCGACGACATCTACGACATGCTCGACGAGGTCCTCGACCGCGAGCGGGTGCCGCCGTCGGCGGTGAACGTCACGCTGGTAACGTTCTGCTTCGAGTTCCTGCCGCTGGACGGCCGCAAGCCGGGGACGCTGACGTTCGACGTGGCCTACCCGAGCAGTTGCAGCCTGCGCAACCAGCGCCCCGAGCGGATCGAACTGGCCCAGAAGTACCTGAAGCGGTGGGGGATCGATGTCGCACGAACCGTTCCGGCGGACGTTGCGGCGGCTGGATGACGAGCCGCCGGTGTTCTTCGCCGACGAGGTCGCACGACACCTCTCCCCGATCCGCGACCGGCTGGTCGGCCTGGGCCTGCTGCGCGAGACGACGCCGGCGACCTGCGTGCCGTGCCGGCACTGCGGCAACGGGCACGTCGCCCGGGTGGAGTTCGTCCGCAGCAGCCGGACCGGGCGGACGCACGCCTACCTCCCCTGTCCGGAGTGCGGCCCCGTCGAGGTCCGGTCCGACCACCTGAAGCGCTGGACGGTGGACGCCGCCGCTATGGTCTCCGTGCTGGCTTCGGCTACCGGCATGCAGGGGCCGTTCGAGGACGTCGTGGCCGGGCGGCTGTGGCGGGTGGGCAAGACGTCCTGGGGCGGCCGGCCGCGTGAGGCCTACTTCGCCCGCCACGTCCACGAGGGCTGTCGCCCGGCCGTCCTGGCCGAGTTGGCCGGCCGGCCCAAGGCCCTCGTGTTCGTGCCGACCGAGGAGGCCGCCCGCCGCTGGGGCGACGGTGCCCCGAACCCGATCATCGCCCTGGAGGCGGTGCTGTCGCTCGGCACGGACGGCCCCGAGTTCGACACGTCCTATGTGGAAGCGAGGCTGTTCGACGCGGGCCTGCTCGACGCCCCGGCCAGGAAGCCGCCACGCAAGCGGGCCGAGCGGGCCGGCAAGATCGAGGCCCTCGTCCGCGAGATCGCCGAGCACCTGCGCGCCGCCCGCGACCACGCCTTCACGACCCGCGACACCCTGGGCACCCCGTAACTGCTGCCCCGCCCCAGCCAGCAGGACCTGGCGAAGCGGACCGGGCTGACCGAGACGGACGTGAGCCGGTGCCTGAAGGACCCGGCGGCGCGCGAACTGCGCCTGCTGTGGGAGACGGCCCTCGAACTGGACAAGGTCCTCGCCTGGAAAGGGAGGCCCCATCGCTGAGCCCCGAGCGGGCGAGTTGCACTTCGATCGATTTCGTGCAAGTGCAACTCGGTTTTTTCTGAGCCCAACGGACGGCGGCGCAACCACTTCGGTCGTGCCGCTCTTTTTTCGCGCCGCGGTCATGTAACTCCGCCGGCGGGTGGTCGCTGTGCAACGGGCACGGTGGGAATCACCACCCGTTCGGGCAAGGGAACATGACTCACGAGCAACCGTCCGCATCCAGTTCCACCACTTCCGTATCCGCCACTCCCCGACACCTCGACGCCTTCGCCCGGCGTCTGATCCGCCGCAAGGCCCGCCAGCTGGCCTGCCGGTCGGGCTTCACCCGGAGTGACCGCGACGACATCGAACAGGACCTGACGCAGAAGCTGATCCAGCAGATCGAGGCGTTCGACCCCGCCGCGGCCCACTGGTACGCGTTCGTCACCACGGTCGTCGAGCGGCAGACGGCCACCCTGGTGCGGGACCGGCAGGCGGCCAAGCGGGACCGCCGCCGGGTGACGACGCTGCACGTCCTGATCGACGGCGACGACGGCCCGGTCGAGCTCGCCCAGACGATCGCGTCCGACGAACACCTCAACCGCACCGTCCGCTGGCGGCGTTCCGACGCCGAGCGTGCCGAGTTGGCCCTCGACACGGTGACGGTGCTGGCCGCGCTGCCCGAAGACCTGTGCGACCTGGCGATGCGGTTGATGGACGCCTAGCCGTCGCAGGTGGCCCGCGATTTGGGCGTGCCGCGTTCGACGCTGCAGCGGCGGCTGGAACGCCTGCGGCGGCACTTCGAGGACGCCGGCCTGCGGGATTATCGCTGAGCGGTGCGTCAACTCGTCGGCTGACCGGGTAGGTGACGGGTAGAGGCCCATCACGAGGGAGAACCCATGACCCGAGAAGTGTACCGCTACACGTTCGCACCGGGCGTGCCGACGGAGGACGTCGAGGCCTCGCTGCTGCTGGCCATCTGGGGCACCCAGAGCCTGCACGGCGAGGTCCAGGCCCGCCTCGACGCAGCCCACTACCTCGACCCGCGCGGCGGCGGCTGCGTCATCGACGCCGGCACGCCCGTCGGCCGCGACTTCAACCGCCTGTTCCTCGGCTTCCTGCAGCGCGAGTTCGGCCCGGACAGCTTCCGCGTCGAGCGCGTCACCGCCCCCGTGCGGAGCAGACAACCACCCGCCCGAGCGAGGAGGTGTGCGCGTGAGCCTGCTCAGCAAGGTCCAGCGCGGCCGCACCCCGCGGCCGCCCCGGCTGCTCGTCTACGGCACGCCCGGCATCGGCAAGTCCACTTTCGGCTCACAAGCCCCGAGCCCGGTGTTCGTGCCGACCGAGGACGGCCTCGACGAGATCGACTGCGCCAAGTTCCCGCTCGCCGCCACCCTTGACGAGGTGCTGACGGCGCTGGCGGAACTCCGTACCCAGCCGCACGACTTCGAGACGGTCGTCATGGATTCGCTCGACTGGCTGGAGCGGCTGATCTGGGACCGGGTGTGCGCCGAGTTCAGCGTGAAGAACATCGAGAAGGCCGACGGCGGGTATGCCCGCGGCTACACGCACGCCGTCACGCACTGGCGCGAGGTCGTCGACCAACTCAACCTACTGCGTTCGCAGCGCGGCATGGTGGTCGTGCTGATCGCCCACGCCAAGGTCGAGAAGTTCGATGACCCCGAGGCCCCGCCGTACGACCGCTACTCGCCCCGGCTGCACAAGCACGCCTCCGGACTGGTCAGCGAGTGGTGCGACGCCGTGCTGTTCGCCACGCGGAAGTTCCGCACCGCCAGCGAGGACGCCGGGTTCGGCCGCAAGCGGACCATCGCCCACGCCATCGGCAAGGACGGCGGCGAGCGCGTGCTGCGCTGCGTCGGCGGGCCGAGTTGCGTCGCCAAGAACCGCTACGGGCTGACCGAGGAGCTGCCCCTGTCCTGGGCGGCGTTCATGACCGCCCTCACCACCCACCAACCCGACCCCGAGGAGACCCAACATGGCTGATCTGCGCGGCTTCGACGCCAACCAGGTGGAACCGTCGAGCGACTTCGAGCCGGTGCCGGCCGGCAAGTACCTGGCCGTCATCACCGAGAGCGAGATGAAACCGAACAAGGCCGGCACCGGCAGCTACCTGCAGATGACCTTCGCGATCATCGAGGGCGAGCACAAGGGCCGCTTCCTGTGGGCCCGGCTCAACCTCGACAACCCGAACCCGACGGCAGTGCAGATCGCCAAGGCGGAACTGTCGGCCGTCTGCCGGGCCGTCGGCGTGCTGGCCCCGAACGACTCGACCGACCTGCACGACCTGCCGCTGGTGATCCACGTCAAGTGCAAGAAGCGGCCCGACACCGGCGAGATCGGCAACGAGGTCAAGGGCTACTCGCCCAAGGCCGCCCTGACCGAGCCCGCCGTCAAGCCGGCCGCCCCGTCCGCTAACGGCAAAGCGACCACCCCGCCGTGGAAGCGGTGAGCGACACGGCTGTTCTGCGTGCCCGCTCCGCGACGAGCCGGGGCGGGCACGCCTATCGGACGAGCCACCGTGAGGAGACCACATGGACCTCGAACTCCCGTTCCCGCCGAGCGTCAACCACCTGTGGCGGCGGGTCGGTCACCGCACGCTCCTGAGCCGGGGCGGTCGGGCCTTCCGCCGCTCCGTCCTGGCGGTCCTTTCCGCCCGGGGCGTGCGGCCGATCGCCGGACGCCTGGCGGTCACCATCGACGTGCATCCGCCGGACCGCCGCCGTCGGGACCTCGACAACGCGCTGAAGGCGTTGCTCGACGCGCTGCAGCACGGCGGGGCCTACCACGACGACGCCCAGATCGACGACCTGCACATCCGCCGCGGCGCGTGCGTCCCCGGCGGCCGCGTCTGCGTGCGACTGGTGCCCCACCCCAACCCGGGGCCGGCCGGGGCCGAGGAGCCACCCGAAGCGCCGGCCGACGTGCCGGGCGGCGCGAAGCCACGCACCTGTCTCAAGTGCAACAAGCTGTTCCACTCGGGCGGGCCGGGCAACCGCATCTGCCCGCCCTGCAGCCGCGACAACGCCCGGCTGCGGCTGAGCGAGCCGGAGGTGCAGCGGCAGCGCGGCGCGAAGCGCCGCAACGGGGAAGCCCTCTCGCCGGCCGGGCTCGACGGGGACGCCGCATGATGACCCTCCGCGACTACCAGCACGCGGCCGTCGAGGCGGTCTACGACCACCTGCGGGCGCGGGACGACAACCCGTGCGTGGTCATCCCCACCGCCGGCGGCAAGACGCCCGTCATCGCCACGATCTGCCGGGACGCGGTCGGGCGGTGGGGCGGCCGCGTGCTGGTCTTGGCCCACGTCAAGGAACTCCTGGAGCAGACCGCCGACAAGCTGCGGGCGGTCTGCCCCGAGGTGCCGTTCGGCGTCTTCTCCGCCGGGCTGAAGCGGAAGGACCGCACCGAGCCGGTCATCGTGGCCGGCATTCAGTCGGTCTGGAAGAAGGCCTGCGAGTTCGACCCGTTCGACCTGGTGGTCGTCGACGAGGCCCACCTCATCCCGCCCGAAGGCGACGGCATGTACCGGCAGTTCCTCGACGACGCGCGGACGGTGAATCCGCAGCTACGGGTGATCGGATGCACGGCGACGCCGTACCGGCTGAAGTCGGGCGGCATCTGCACGCCGGAGGGGATCCTCAACCACGTCTGCTACGAGGTCGGGGTGCGTGAGTTGATCGTCCGCGGCTACCTGTGCCCGCTGGTGTCCAAGGCCGGGCAGACGCGGTTCGACACGACCGGCCTGCACGCCCGCGGCGGCGAGTTCGTGGCCGACGAGGTCGAGGACCTGATGAACCACGAGGCGCTCGTCCGGGCGGCGTGCGCCGAGATCGTGGAGGCGACGCAGGCCCGCAACGCCTGCCTGATCTTCGCCTCGGGCGTAAGGCACGGTCGGCACATCTCCGACACACTGCGGACAGTCCACGGCATCGACTGTGGCTTCGTCTGTGGGGACACGCCGACGGAGGAACGGGACGCAATCTTGGTCCGGTTCAAGGCCGGGGAGTTGAAATACCTGTGCAACGTCAGCGTGCTGACCACCGGGTTCGACGCGCCACACATCGATTGCGTGGCATTGCTGCGGCCGACGCTGTCGCCGGGGCTGTACTACCAGATGGTCGGCCGCGGGTTCCGCCTGCACCCGTCGAAGGCGAACTGCTTGGTGCTCGACTTCGGCGGCAACGTGCTGCGGCACGGACCGGTCGACCGGATCAAGGTTAAGACCGCCAACCGCGACGGCACGGGCGAGGCCCCGGCGAAGGAGTGCCCGGAGTGCCACGCGCTGATCCCGGCGGCCTACGCCGCCTGCCCGGAGTGCGGCCACGAGTTCCCGCCGCCGGAGAAGCAGACGCACGACGCCAAGGCCTCGACCGCCGCCGTACTGTCGGGCCAGGTGACGACCGAGACGTTCCCGGTCCACGACGTGATGTTCGGCGTCCACACCAAGCGCGGGGCCGGCGACGACGCGCCCAAGTCGCTGCGGGTGGACTACAAGGTCGGCTGGCACCGGTGGAAGTCCGAGTGGGTCTGCCTGGAACACGACGGGTTCGCCCGGCAGAAGGCGGTGGCGTGGTGGACGAAGCGGTCGCGGGAGCCGGTGCCGGCGACGGCGGCCGAGGCGGTCGAGATCGCCAACGCGGGCGGACTGGCGTCCACCAAGTCGATCACCGTCCGGTCGGTGAGCGGCGAGGACTACGACCGCATCACCGATTACGAACTCGGCCCGATGCCGGAGTTGCCGGATCGCGACGAGGTCAATGATGCCGGCGACACCGAGCCGCTCAGCGACGACGCGCTCGATTTCCCGTTCGGCTACAACATGGCGACCACGGAGGAGGAAATCCCATTCTGAACTCCTCCGAAATGCTGTTAGCCGCCCTCCGCTACGCCAAGATGGCTTACCGTGTCTTCCCGTGCATCCCGGGCACCAAGCACCCGATCACGCAGCACGGGTTCAAGGACGCCTCGACCGACCCCGCACAGATCGAACGCTGGTGGTCGCGGCACCCGCGGGCCAACGTCGGCATCGCGGCCGAGGGGATGCTCGTCATCGACATCGACGGCGCGGCCAACCCGTGGCCGGGCGACCCCGAGCGGGCCGCCGACCTGGCCGCTGCCGGGGCCGTCGCCCTGACGCCGCGCGGCGGCCGGCACTACCTGTTCCGCCGACCCGAGGGCAAGGGCTGGAAGTGTTCGAC